ATGTAGACGTATAGCCAAACGGCAAGAAGAAAAGATGAGGCTTGATTATGAGCTTGTACGTGCATTGAAATGTTCTGACCTCCAGCGAAAGGGATTCATGCTGTCTGAAAACTCACGTGTCTATGACATGTGTAGTGACGTAGTACCAATCGTTGAATACAAAAAGAATAAAGAGGCTGCTGTAAAAGAGTATCTAGAAAAAAACTGTACTCCTAAAGAAAAGAAATTTCTTTGGAGTGAACAGGAATATAAATGTCCAACTAAAAAACAATCTAAATGAGTACATTAAGTGATCAAATCGCAGCTAGAGCAGAGAAAGCAAAGAAAGCTGCAAAGAAAAAAACTACAAAGAAAGTAGATGAAAGTTAAATTAGCAATCTTTGTATTGGTTATCGCAGGTTCAGCCTTCGGTATCCATAAGGTAAATGAATTTAGAAATTCACCATCAGGTCAACTGATCGAAACACTTCAAGAAAGAAAACAACTTATTGAGGGCTATACAAAATCACCAACTCTACAAATCCCAATAAAGCAATGATCATCATTAAACCCATCCTAATGACATTCCTCTCCACTAATGCAGTGAAGAACTTAATTGTTCAACTGCTAGAGGCATATGCAAAATCCACTGATAACACCATCGACGATAAAGCAGTAGAGATCGTCAAACGAAATCTATTTCCAGGAATGAAGGATGCCTAAAAAAAGAATCAAAGGACCAGCACGTAAGAATGTTGTAAAACCAATGCGTCAAATAGAAGTTGATTTTTGGCGTGGTTATGAAGCTGATTATATAAATCCTACATTGGAATTACAGGTCAAGAAAAAGAAAAAATCTAAAAAGAAAACAGCATGAAAAAGCGAGCCACTGAAGACCAATTTAATGAACTACATAACCTTGTTACAACTGAGTTTCTAAAGCGAGTCAAAAGTGGCGAAGCTTCTACTCAAGATCTCAAGGCAGCCTGTGAATGGCTTAAAACAAATGACATTAGCGGTATAGCAATGGAAGGAAACCCACTAGCCAAGCTTGCAGCCGTTATGCCCAAGGTAGACCCCGAATTAGTACAGAGCAGACTTTATGGCAGGAAGCACAGCTGAGTATTACAGGAA